TGCCCCCACTTTCTCGGCGATCAATCTAACGAATTTCCCCACGCTCAATCAAAGCACTTCGGGCACTGCGGCGACGGCAACCAATGCGCTTTCATTGGGCGGCAACCTTGCCAATACTTATGCTCCACTAGCAAATCCCTCAGGAAGTGGAACGGCTACTTGGCCGAACATGACGGCGGGCGGCACGGCAGCCACGGGACCGGGAACTAACACGAGCGGCAATGTGGCGACGAATGAGATTGCGGTGACGACCCTGATTACTCCGGCCACGCTAACCAGTTCGACCCTTACGATAGGAGGTACACTTGCACCTGGCACCTACTACTATCGTCATTGGGATATTGATTCAGCGGCGGGCGGGAGTTGCGCTGGCACGGTAGGGAGCACTCTGCCTTCGACTCAGACCTCGCAGGTGGTGCCAGCAGGCACGAGTACGAACACGGTCACCCTGACTTTGACCGCCACCAATTCAACCGCTACCGGACACTGCGTGGCGGGGCGCACAACCGGAGCCGAGCTGTTGATGACCCCAACGCCGCTGGCCGCGAACGTGTTGACCTTTACCGATAACGGCAGCGTGACCCCGAGCGGGGCGTTACCGACTGCGAATACGACGGGAATTATTCAGGCCGCTAGCTTAACTGGAGGCTTAACTGGAGGCGCGTCTGGGTTGACGATAAACTCCAGCAACACTGCCGGTCAGAGCATCAACTTTCAGATTGGTGGAGTTACTAAGATGACCATGGATTCCGCTGCGGGAAATTTGTTCCCAGCCACCGCAAACAACATCAACCTCGGGAAACCCAGCTTCGATTATGCGAATGTCTACACTCGCATCCTCACGTCAAGTGCGCTTAGTAACGTAAACATCTTTCCGTCCAACGGCTCTGTTGGCTGGACTTTTTTGGGCAATATTTCCTCAGCGGGATTCCACTTAGTTCCGACAGCAGCCAGTACAATGAACCTCGGCAGTGTTGCGTTACCTGTATGGACAGTGTTTTCCGGTACTGCTGGCGGAAATGTTGGCTATGATGACCTCTCCGCAGGCATGACAACCTCCGCCATGTCAGCGCAATCCTCTGCTACCTGTACCAATATCACCGGCATGACTTGGACCATCGCTGCCAACAAGAACTATCTGCTCAAGTGCGATATTCCGATGACTTGGGCTGCTACCGCAACGGCGGCATTCTGTCTTTACGGTCCGGGCACGGCGTCTGGATATTCTCTTAGCGCCGAGGGTCCGCTCGGAGCGGCAGGGGTCTACGCCCAGATTAGTACCTTGGCACAGACTACATGGGACGGATCAATTAAAACCACGGCTTCTGGAGCTGTAGCAGGAAGTGGAATTGCTCACGTCTGGGCGGGTATTCGCAATGGCCCCACTCCCTCGGGCACGGCGTTGACTTTAGGAACTGCGGCTAACGGAGCACAGAACATTACGGTCGGTGCAAACGCAATCTGCACGCTGACACAGACAAACTAAGGAGATAAAGGTGAAACGACTTCTAGAGATTCTCGTAACTTTGTTTTTGGTGATGGCACCGGCACTGGCCCAAGCGACCACGGTTTCCTCTATAACCTGTGCCGGTCAGACAGCTACGGTCAATTCGACAGCTCACGGGCTTATAGCTTCGCAGGGCTTTAGCCTCAGCGGAACTTCCGCGACATTCAATTCCTCGGCCTCAACCGTGACAGCCAACAGCTTTACGTTTGTGCTTCCTTCGGCTAATCCTTGCTCTGGATTCACCAGCGGGTACACGGCGGTCGCACCGGCAAAGCAGATCATTGAACTTAGTAGCGTCGCCAATCCGATGCCCGCGACCGTGACGATGAACTACCTATTCTGGTTCTCGACGGCATACCCGAATCCTCTTCCGCCCAGCACCGTAAGTGCATGGTCCGGCGCCAGCGCAGCAGAGAACGCGGCTCTCGTGGCGGGTACGACTGTTGAAACCCAAGGGCAGTTGACGGTCGGCGCTTCCATGCTGGCAAGCGCGGTGACGGCGCAGATAATCTCACAGTACAACGCTATGCAGGCGGGATTCGCGGGCTATCTCCTGGCAGGTGGGTATTACTGGAACGGACTGGCGTGGACCCATCAGTAACCATTTTCAGAAACTTGGTGAGGTGTGGATAATTGATCACCGACCTTAAATCTCAGCTCACTCGTGATGAAGGCAGACGCCTGCACGCCTACCAAGACACTGAAGGCTTCTGGACCATTGGGATTGGTCATCGTATCTATGGGCTCACAGATGAACAGTGTGCTGTGCTTGAGTGGACAGATGCAGACTGTGATGCTCAATACGAGAAGGACGCCCATCACTCCTACACCCACATGCTCTCGCTCGCGCCATGGGCTGTGCTCCTTGATGACGTTCGACGAGCCGCTTTGCAGAACATGTGGTTCAACATGGGGGATAAGGTGCTTGAGTTCTACAACATGATTGACTGCCTGCGTAAGCAGGATTGGAGCGGTGCCGCAGCGCAGATGTTGAACTCGAAGTGGGCAGGTCAGGTGGGGGCTCGCGCTTCGCGCCTCGCAGAGCAGATTCGTGTGGGGACTTGGCAATAGGCCAGAAATACAGGAAGCCAGGAAGATGAAATTCATCGTGTTCAGTGAGTTCGGAGAAATACTTGACCTCGCCTCCTACCTCTCCCATGTCGAGGGGCACGAGGTCCTGTTTCACGTGCATGACAAGCACAGCGAGACAATCGGCAGGGGAGTTGTTCCGCATCTCAAAAATTGGTTCAATGAGATTGGGAAGGGCTACACTTGGATTTTCGACTCCTGCTCCTTCGGAGCACTTCAAGACTGGCTGCGAAGCAGAGGCGAGGCTGTGTTTGGGGGCTGTGAACGAGGAGATGAACTTGAGAACAGTCGGCAGCTCAACCAAGTCTGGTTCAAGGAAGCAGGATTTGACCAAGTCTTTTCCAAGAACTTCACCTCTTTGGACTCTGCGCAACGCTTTATCGAAAAGCACGTCTCTGGCGGTAAGCGATACATTCTTAAGCAGAACGGTGATGCTCCGAAAGGGCTGAATCACCTTGGGAAGTTTGAGCATGGCGAGGACATGCTGTGGCACCTCAACGAACTCCAAAGGAGCTGGAATGAGGCGGAGTACGGGAAGTTCGACTGTGATATTATGGAAGTGGTGGAGGGCCTTGAAGTCGCAGCATCGGTCCTGTTCAATGGGCAGGACTACTGCCGCAATTCTGAGGGCAAGATTATGGGGTATCTCAACTTTGAGGAGAAGAAAGAGGCGGATGGTGGGCTTGGGGAGACGTGCGGGGAGATGGGGACGACGTTCCTCTCGGTGACAGAGGAGCATCCACTCTTCAAGAAGATTCTGGTGCGAGAGGCCCTTGTGGCGAAGTTGCGTGAGATCGGCTTCCGCGGTATGTTTGATGTGAATTGCATTGTGACGGAGAAGGGGAAGATTGTGGGGTTGGAGCCGACGATGCGCCTTGGCGTCCCAGCGACCTCGTATGAGTTGCTTGAGGGGATGGCTTCGCCAGCGGGCGAGGTGCTGGACTCTGTTGCAAGAGGGGCGTCAAGTCCTGTTGAGCTGCATGAGGGCTTGGGGATGGTCATGTGCGTTGTTGCAAAGCCGTTTCCTCTTGAGGCCGATGTGGAGACCAACGCGACCTCGGTTGGGCAGAGGCTCTGGATTCTTGACAAGAAGGGTGAGCCACAGGCTGAGTTCTCTGAGGAGCAGCGTAAACATATTCATCTGTACAACTTTGAACTTGCCCAGCCTGCGGCTGAGGAGCAGAGTGAGCACAGCGAAGGCAGCGAAGCTGTGTACAAAGTGGCCACAAAGAATGGCTACATGCTCACCGCGACGGGGCATGGTCAAGGTTCAATTCGAGTCGTGCGCAAGCATCTCATTGAGTACATCAAATCCAATTTGTACTTGAGTGGGATGAAATTCAGATCAGACATCGGCCAGAGAGTGGAAGAGCACGAACAAGACCTTTTGGACACGTAATTGCGGAGCGAAGGAGCACTTGAGATGGCATCATTCACCAACAACTTTGATGTGACGCAGCCCCCTGACACGCAGGCTGCGAATCAGCTTGGGCTTGACGTTAGGAATGCGAAGCTGGACTTGCAGCAGAGGATGGCTGCGATTAGTGGGCTGGACGCAAATAAACCGACGTTGGGAAGTGACATACAGCCGACAAATTGGACAGGACTGCTGTATTTCGCCACTGATACCAGCAAGGTCTATCAGTGGAGTGGCAGTGCATGGGTTGATATAACAACCGCTGTGTTCTCGGCGGTTACCTCTGCTCTTGTAACTGCGAGTCTTGGTTTTACCCCAGTGCAGCAGGGTACAGGGGTCAATCAAAATGCCGCTACGATCAAGCTCGGATGGAACGCTCTGGGAACTGCCCATTTAAGGCTTACCCTAAATAACATAGACGAGGGCGATCTCGCTTATGTTACAGATATAGCCGCGGGGTATAGCTCGTCTGTGACTAATGCGGTGGGTTATATAAGACTGCCTAGCTTGTTAGGCGGCATCTTGGTGCAGTGGGGAGAGGCACCAGGTGTCGTCTCCGGTTCTGTAACCTTTCCACAAAGCTATAGCCTCACTCCCGGGCTTGTAATTTCCGGCACATACGCATATACTGGTCTGATCACTGTAACAACTACTGGATTTACTTACGCCACCAGCGACAGCGGTGGTTTTGTAAATTGGCTTGCGATTGGAGTGTAGCGATGCCGGTCCAAAGACAAAACCCGAGCACTGAGCTACCTGAGTTCCCCATCCGTGGCCCCTTTGGTGGGATTCAGAGTGAGCTTCCAATCGAAGCCATCGAACAGTATGGCTTCGCAGACTCCCTAAACATGCTCTACCGCAAGGGGTCTTGTCGTGTGAGGCCAGCGTTCAACCCCCTGCCTGCGCTCTCAGCGCAGCCTGTGGGCTTTGCAGACTTCTTCAACTCCAATGGCCTACGGCTTCAAGTTGCAGCAATTCCCACAAAGCTGTATCAGTACAGCGGGGGTGCTTGGGTTCAAGTCACAGGTGCTCTGACTGGAGCTGCTGCCAACAGGATGAGCTTTGCTGTGGTTGGACAGAAACTCTGCTTCACGCAGGGTGTTGATGCTGTGCAGATGTGGGACGGGATCACGGCAGGCTTCAGCGTCACAAGTGCGAGCGCAGTGCCAGCGAGCTTCCTCTTTGAGCTTGTGAATCACTTAATGATACTTCGCACAGTCGAAACTGGAGGTGTTGCGTATCAGCGTGTTCGCTGGACTGGCGCAGGCGATCCCACAGACTGGACCTCCGCCGACAGCGGTGTGACTGACTTGTTCAATGATCTTGGGCCGATAAATGGAGGGCTAAAGCTCTTTCAGTGTGGGTACATTTGGCAGCAAAATGGCATTATACAGGTGGTGCCGACTGGAGTTGGGACAGCGCCATTCTACTTCCTCCCTCTATCAGCAAAATCTAAGGGGCTCACCTGCCCTTATTCTCTTTGCGCAAATGGTGAGGCCATCGCCTCCTACATCGGTAAGGACAACGTCTACAACTTTGACGGAACCACATCAACTCCTATTGGAGATCAGCCACTTCAGGGGCGCTCAAGACTTGGAGCACGCAGTCGCATCTTCGGGGACTTGCTCCTGTCCAGCCCGAGCTCTGTGTTTGGCTTCGTCACGACCTCAATAAACAGCATCCCGTTCAACGCATACTGGTTTGTCATCCCCAATGTGGCGATTTGGATTTACAACTACGAGGAGATGAATTGGACTAGATGGACTGTTGCGGGGACGATGGCTGCGATTGGGGGGTTCAACGCGGCCTCAGCAGTCAGGATTTGTGATCTTGTAGGCACTATCGCGCAGCAGCTTTGGACCCCCGCTACTCTGACCAATAACAATCCCTTCGATTCGGTGGTGCTTGGGTTCTCAGATGGCAGCGTGAAGCAGTTCGACTTCACGGGGTGGAGTGAGCAGCCCTGGTCTGTGACCTCCGGTCAATTGGCGTATGGGGACTACAGGCACGAAAAAACAACGACCAAGACACGGTTGATCTACAAGGACAATGGGCCTGCTACAATCCAGTTCTCCCTGACAAGCGACTCTGGGCAGAGTGTCGTGAACACTCAGGCTGAGCCGAGCGGGCTGGCTATTGGAGGGGTGAATCCTGGCGCATCTATCACCGAGGTGATTGCACACGATCAAATCAGTGGTAAGTATGAGACGCTCCAAATCAGTGGGGCCGCAGAGCAGCCCTTCGAGTTCACCGAGGTGACACCTGTGTACAATCCTGGAGGTGAGGTGAGATGAGTATAGTCCCGCAACAGCTTCAATATACCCCTCCGACAGATGATGGGAATGGCGGGGTTAGCGTAGACTGGGTGCAGAGCTTTCTTAGTATGCTCCAGAAGACTTGGGGCTTGCTCGTTCAGACACTCAGAACGCTGGTGAGTGGGCCGACTTCGTCGGTAGCGGGTAACTTAGCTAGCTTCGCGGATTCGACTGGGCTGGTGCTCCAGGACAGCGGGGTTTCATCGATGCCGCAGGCGTGGCAAACGCCCACGCTGTTGAACTCATGGGTTAACGTCGGGCCTGGATATTCAGAGGCTGGGTATTACAAGGACCCATTTGGTCGAATTTGGCTTAGAGGGCTTTTGAGGGTGGGCGCCTCTGGGACTGTTATATTTACTTTGCCTTCTGGGTATAGGCCTGCAGCTAAAGCAGTGTTTGGTATTGATTGCCTTACCTCAGCTTACACACCAGGTGAGCTTGATGTGTGCATCAATGGTGATGTGATTCCTACTTTTGCGGGGGTCCTTAACAATTTTTCCCTCAATGGGCTTTCATTTGACACAAGAGCCTGAGTGACTTAGTATTTTGGGTGTTCAAGAGGTGAACACTTATGTCAACAATCGCTGATGTGGCACAAGAGGTTGTGAACAGGCTTGAGAACAGGCAATCTTCGATTGCACGAGCCTATGTGTGGGTGAAGGACGCCCTGCTTGAACTTACAGGGGACAGGGAGCTGAGAGACGAGTTTGATGAGCTGGAGGTGTGGGGAGCTCCCTACACCATGCCTCTGACTACCCCGCCAACTGTGGAGTTCCCATTCTCGAACTTGCTCCCAGCAGTCCCGTCTGGAGGCGAGGTTGCATACAATCAGGCCACCTTGGATGTGATGTTGTGGGTTGATCCGCCAAACAACACAGTCAGAATTAAGCTCAACCCAACTCACTACCAAGACGCTGATCGCGTGACCACGCCGACTGGAAGTCAACCTGCTGAGTGGTACAGATTTGGGGACAGCATCGGGTTCAACCCAGCCCCATCTCAGGCGTATCAAGTGCAAGCGCGCATTCTTCAGATGCACCCTCTGGCCTCGCCACTTGAGAGCACTACGCTGCTCTTGAGTGTGGAGTGGGAAGCTGTGCTCACATGGATGGCGGTGGAGGTGGGCTACATCGAGCTTGGGGAGTTTGAGAAAGCCACGATGGTCCACACTCTGCTGCATGGGGATCCAAAGTACCCTACACAGGTGGGCCTAGTTGGTGCAAAGCACACTCGCAGGAAGAAAGAGAATTTTAGGCAGTCCTTCGGACTTCGTCCGATCATACGTCGAATTTCGTATGGGGGGAGATGAGTATGGCTTCATCAGGTTCTCAGTTGTTTAACTTTGCAAATAACTCAAACACGAGTTCTCCATCAAGCAATCAGTACTTCAGCTCGATGCCGTCGCTGCCCAACAGTGGGTCGAGTGGGCAGACTACTCCCGGGATTGTGCCGCAGCAAGGGAGCAGCAGCGGTGACTACAACTATCTATCTGGCACAGGAGCAGATCCCAACCTTTCCTCTGGCAACACCCCCATTACGTACAATCGAGGCAACACCTCGATCACGAGCACACAGGACCCCGCACTTACAAATGCACTTGGTGACTACTTGCAGAGTCAAGTTGGTCAGGGGCTCACGCCATTCGATCTATCAGCACTTCTTCCATCGAGTGGTCAGGCTACCACTCCTGGGACTTTGACCGCTCCCGAAGATCAGATGCTCTCACAGCTTCAACAAGCCTATCAGACAGGGAACTTCAGCTCAATTCCTGGGATGAACACTCTGGCTCAGATAAGTGCGACAGGAGACCCCATTAATCAGACTCCTGCATGGCAAGCAATGGTTCAATCCATGGGAACGAACATTGCCCAGAATCAGGCCAATCTGAAAGAACAGATGAATGTTGGGGGGAATCTTGTGGGCTCGCCCAATGCCGTGGCTCAATCCAACTATTTAGCCCAGACCACATCATCCGAGAACGCGCAACTCGTTTCGGC